GTGACAATGAATTCCTTCTTGTTTGTAAGATTCTTGATGATACTTATGATGTATCTGTAGTAGGTGATCTTACAGGTAAACTTACTCGTTTTGTAACTAACTACATGCCAGAAATGCATGAGGAGGGTTGAGGTTTTGTATGGCTCTCCTAAACAAAAATATTCTTAATTGCTGGGACATCTGACCACGATCGGGTGAAGACAATCAGCAGCGAAGCTATGGATATTGCAAGCTCACAGAGAAGCACCATAGAACGTTCAACGACTAGTTTTTAATAACGTAGGAGTGATACTCCGAAATGGAATAAATCTAAAGTTTAAATATGAAATATATATTATATGAAACAATATGTACTGTAAACAATAAAATTTACATAGGAGTACATAAAACAATTGATCCTGAAACATTTGACGGATATATCGGATGTGGAGTTTATACAAATCGACCTGCAACATATGCTCATCCCAACACACCTTTTAAATGTGCTGTTAAAAAATATGGAATTAAAAAATTTATAAGAACGACAATTAAAATATTTGATTGTGAACAAGATGCATATGATTTGGAAGCAGAAATAGTAAATGAGGAATTTGTTAAACGACAAGATACGTATAATTTAGCGCTCGGCGGAAGAGATACTTCTTGCGCAAACAAAAGTAAACAAGTATATATGTATGATCTTGATGGAAATTTTGAAATGGAATTTAATAGTTTGGCAGATGCTGCTAGATATTTAGATCCAAATACAAAAGGTCCTGGACATTTACCACGAGCTATAAAATCAGGTCATCAATATTTAGGTCATCAATTTTCATATGAAAAACATCCGTTTATGAAAAAATTAAAATGTAGAAAAATGAACAATGTTGAATTACCGTATGTTGGTAAAAAAGTTGGTAAATTTGATGAAAACGGAAAATTGTTAGAAACATATGAAACAATGACAGATTGTGTTAAAGCAGGATATAAAAATGCAAAACAAGTTGCACTTGGAAAGCGAATGAAGTGCAAAGGATTCATATTTAAATATTTAGATTAAGATATAGTCTGAACACTATAGAAATATAGTGATTAACAAAATGTATACAAAATATCAGAACAACCTTGAAAAGCATAGAACTTACATTTCATCACACCGTTGTGATATTGATGCGTCTGCTCAGTATCTTGCTATGGAGGATGTATTCATCCAGATCGGTAAGGGTGATAAGGATGATCCTGTTTACAAGATGGATGGTATGCAGAAAGTTCTTCTTGATAACTTTATGCAGGTTCGTAATAACAAGCTTCTTTATGGTAAGTCAAATATGGATAAATATGGCAAGCCAACTCTTTATGAGCCAGAGACTGGTCGCCCAATTGTAACTGGTGACGGTGTTATTGCTCAGATCGAGCGCTTCGCTAACAAATTCGTATTCTCTCGCCTTAACACTAAACTTTTCAATAAGGCTCTTCAGGCTATGGTAAGTAAGTGTGAGAAGGCTACAGGTAACAAGTTTGCATTTATTTGCAACGAAGCTATGTGGCTTGAGATCCAGGATACACTTTCAGCATGGATTCGTGACTGGAAGACTACTGGAACATTCCTTTTCTCTAAGGCATCTAACGGTTATGTAGATCTTGGTGCTACTTATCAGTCTTATGAGTTTGCAGGTAACACTGTAACATTCATGATTGATAGAACTCTTAACATTGAGTTCCCTAACAGAAAGTATGGTATGTTCCTCGACCTTACTCCAGATAAGTCAAGTGGAAAGGCGGCTATCAACATGTTCACTTTCAAGAACGGTGAATTAATTCACAACTATATTACTGGTGTTGGTGGACGTTCAGGTATGTCTTCTGGAGAGGTTTCTAGCCGTGTTGCTGCTAGTAAGGAAGTTATGTTCGGTTATGCCGGTGTTGGTGTAATGAACCCTTATAAAGCAGTAATTCTTCTTAGTGACGAAAATACTAGCAACTTATTTTAATTAGATAATAACTCCCTCTCTAGGGAGGGAGTTTTAGATTTAAGAAAATCAAGATATAGTTTAAAATTTTTAGGAATAATATGGAAAATACAGTAATTACGCTTAGATCAGCATATAAAGTAAAAGAATATCACTTTCAGCCTTGTAAGATGGCTAATGGAATGAACTATCCATTTGTTAAACCAGTAACATATGATATTAATGGAAATCCACAACTCATTCTTTCAGAGGCGGAAAAAAACAATCCAGAGAGTCAGTATTTTATTCCAGAAGATATGGATATCGTTGTAACTGATGGAACAACGTTTAATCTAGCAGATCCTCTTCAGAAAAATAAATGGCTAGCTATTAAAGATTCATCACTTATTGTACCTGCTCGTGATGCTCGTGATGAGAACGGAAATCTTAGAATTGACGGAGACAGATACAGATATGGTATGGCAGAGCTTTGGGTAGATATACCTGGAGAAGAGTCAGAAAGAAGCGTTAATAAGAGAAAGCTTATTATTAGAGCTCAGACTTTTATTATGGAGGATTCTTTTGATGGAAGACTTACTAAATGTAAACTTCTTGGAAGGAACTTTAGAAACGCTCCTGCATCAGACGTAGAAGACTTTTTATATACAAAAGCAGAATCGAATCCACAGATGGTTATCGATCTTTATACAAATGGAGATACTGCTCTTCAACTTCTATTTATTGATGCTAAAGATAGAAATGTAATTACAAAACAGCACGGTTTGTTTATGTATGGCGAAACAAGTCTTGGAGCAACAGATGAATCTGTAATTCTTTTCTTTAAGATTCCTGAAAACAAAACAATTCTTGATCTTATTAAAAGAGATACTTATCCAGAATTTGTTCAGAAAATAAAGAAAACTGAAACAAAAAAGACCGAAACAAAGGAAATCGAAAAAGAGTAAAACATGACTATTAGACAACTTTACGACAATATATTGTCAGAGCTTAATAAAGTTGAAGCTCCAAGTATATTATTAGAGGACTTCGTTTATTTTGCAAATAAAGGTGTCCAACAATATGTAAACAAGGTTTATAACAGATATGATATAAATCAACAAGCAACTGATGATTTGCGTGCATTAAAAGCAACATCTCAGTTGGAAATCAATTGTGATCAGGATATAGCGCTTCCTACTGAAGACGCGTACTGATTTGTATATTTACCAGAAGATTATTTACATCTTCTTAATTGTGTTGTTGTTTTTGAAAAAGATGGCGGATATGAATCTAATAAAAAGTGTCAAAGTTCAAAAGAAAAAAATAAAATTAAATCTTTGGCTAGAAGGTTGACATCAGATATGTATCCAAGTATTATGAATAATGCGTATTTTAAACCTTCGTATAAAACCCCATATTATTTTATTACAAAATTAGATGTTGATAAAAATAATGTGTTTTTAGATGAAATTTTAAATCCGTGTAGCAAACGTACATTTACATCAAATAACGCAACACTAGAACAAATATTTGATCCTTGTGGATTATCTTCTGATGAGGAACTCGATGGTGTTCTTAAGTTAGAAATAAGATGCGGTTCAAATAAGAAGTATGTTCCTTCTACTGTATATATTGATTATATACGAGCTCCAAAGAAAATAAATTTAACTTATAATGATTTGGAGAAAGAAATGGATACTACTGATTTATTAGAGTTTCCAGAATATGTTTGTTATGAAATTGTTAATGATTGTGTCAGATTAATAATGGAAAACGCAAGTGATCCTAGACTTGAAACAAATACGGCAATTAATCAAACTATAGGAACTAATGTTTCACAAAATAAATAAAATAGAAAATTATGTTTCAATATACTAAAGAAATTATTCTTCATGGTGTAGCAGACAGAGTATCTGTAGAGACTGCTACTAATCCATATAGTGGTGTAGAGGCTAAGAAGCTTCTTGTTAAGAGAGGTGGTGAGTATTTTTCAGATTTCATTCTTCCTGCAACTGTATATGCAACTGAAGGTTATTATGGAAATCCTGGTAAGCTTACTATTGATTTCACTGATGTAGAGCTTATCGCTAGTCCTAACCCTTATCAGTTACAGTTTAGAGTAAAAACACCTAATCAGTTCTATGCAGAGTACGCTTCTCCAAATTGGCAGGTATATGGTAAGCCAATGCTTATTGGTTTTGAAGTTACTGAAGAAATGGCTGCTGATCCAGGTGTTGCTGCTGCAAAATTAGCAGAACTTATTCAGCTTGCAGTTCCTGCAAACAATCAGTTTATTAAGGTTGCTGTTGACGGAGCAAAAGTTATTGTTACAGGTACTAATAACTTTATGACTTTTGATAAAGTTGCTCTTGAGAAGTATGATCCAACTGTGTGTGAGTCATGTCTTGGTGAATACAACCCTGTTGCAATTAAGGTAACAGTTGAGGATAATAAGGAAGATTTCGCAACAGGTGAATGGCTTGTAGAAAATCTTCGTTTCCCTACTTATCCAAATATTCGTTACGCTTCTGCATCAGAGGATGAGAGACCAATTAATGGAACTACTTATACTGAGTTCTCATTCTCTTATCAGTCACCACGTCCAGGTCTTGGTGGAATGTCAGGTGTTGGACAGGGTATGACAGCTGTAACTCGTCATATTTATTATGTACCTGCAGCAGAAGCAGCTGCATTTGAAGCTCTTCTTAAGAACGCAGGTCTTACTGTAGAAAAGAAGTAATATAAATAATTTTTTGAGCGGGTGAGATAATATCTCGCTCGCTCTTTTTCTTAATATGGAATTAAGTAAAATAGCATCTGCAATATATAATGACGTTATGGGAGGTTTGTCTGGAATGAATGCAAACCCGACTATTTCATTGGAACAATTAGAAGATGAGGTAGTAGAAGAACGTCAAACGGTGATTAAAGAATGATTTAATAAAGGTTTGTTAAAAAAGGATGATTTAATGGTTGCAATTAACTGTATAGATGTTGATTGCGCAGATCCTGCAAAATGTTGTTCTA